TATATCGTGGCGTTGCTTACAAAAGAGTAATCAAGTAGATCTTTGGGGAGGTGCAAATCCTCCCTACTCAATTTGGCTTTTTGCCCGTACGCGGATACCAATTAGCCGTCATGACGGTGGGATAGACCACACAATCTAATGAGTCTAACTAAGACTCACACTTTTTCACATGTGAAGACGAAGTAATATACCCCTCAATTTTTAAAGGAAAATGGCTCAACAGTCAACAGGTATGCAGTCGTCCGTAACTATGCCAGGTGCTAGTAATAGTGCTGGTGATAGACGTGCGCTCTACCTTAAATTATTTTCCGGAGAGATGTTTAAAGGATTCCAGCATCAAACAATAGCTAGGGATCTAATTATGAAGAGAAGCCTTACCAACGGTAAGAGTTTGCAGTTCATATATACAGGTCGTACATCGGCGGAATATCATACTCCCGGAAACAGTATCCTCGGAAACTCCGACGGTACTCCCCCAGTAGCAGAGAAAACAATCACAGTTGATGATCTCTTAATCTCAAGTGCATTCGTTTATGAATTAGATGAGACACTTGCTCACTATGATTTAAGATCAGAGATCTCAAGAAAGATTGGTTTCGCTCTTGCTGAAAAATATGACCGTCTTGCATTCCGTGCAGTCACTAGAGGCGCACGTGTTGTAAGTCCTATCACAAAGACTAGCTTTGTTGAACCCGGTGGTACACAAGTTCGTGTTGGAGCAACTACAAATGACTCCGATGCTTACAGTGCTACTAACCTAATCAACGCTTTCTACGATGCAGCGGCTGCATTAGATGAGAAAGGTGTTAGTTCTGAAGGTAGAGTTGGTGTTCTTAACCCAAGACAATACTATTCACTTATCCAAAACGTAGGTTCTAACGGTCTAGTAAACCGTGATGCTCAAGGTTCTGCATTGCAGACTGGTAATGGCATCATCGAGATTGCTGGAATTAAGATCTATAAGTCAATGAATATCCCATTCCTTGGCAAGTATGGTGTTGCTTATGGTGGAACAACTGGTGAAACATCACCTTCTAATGTAGGTTCATTTGTTGGACCAACAATGGAAGATGCTGAAGATTCAGACACAGGCATTAATAACGACTACGGCGCACAGGCTAACTTCACTTCTTCTTGCGGATTAATATTCCAGAAAGAAGCTGCCGGTATGGTTGAAGCAATCGGACCACAAGTTCAAGTAACTTCTGGAGATGTTTCAGTTATTTACCAAGGTGATGTAATTCTTGGGCGTTTAGCTTGCGGTGCGGATTACTTAAATCCAGCTGCTTCAGTTGAATTATATGTAGGTGCTTCTGCTCCAGCAGCATTCTAACTTTTTATACGGGAGCTTCGGCTCCCTTTTTTTTTATATATAAATATGGCTATTCCTACCACAAATTCTGCTAGTGAATTACCAGCAGTAAATCAAATATTGCAGACGGTTGGTCAAGCACCTGTAACGACACTCGATCAAACCAACCCAGACGTTGCGATTGCATACGATACTCTGTTACAGGTGTCCAGGGAAGTACAATCAGAAGGCTGGACATTTAATAAAGAATTTAATTATCCATTCACACCAGACAGTAATAAAGAAATACTAATACCAGCAAATATTCTACAGATTGATCTTGCTAGAACTGAATCAAGTAGTAGGAATTACGACGTAGTAAGAAGAAGTGGAAAGTTATATGACAGACGCAAACATTCATCACAATGGGAAACCGAAATGAAGTGTGATGTTGTTTGGTTATTTGACTGGGTAGATTTACCACGTCCTATTCAAGATTACATAACTGCTAGAGCTGCCTGTTTTACAGTAAGCAGAATTGTTGGAGATGCAAACCTTTATAAGATGTGTCAACAAAAAGAAGCATACATGAGAGCTATGGCACTTGAGTATGAATGTAATCAAGGTGAGTTTACTTTCTTTGGACATCCAAAAGATGGAAACTTTTACACCAGCTATGAACCTTATCATGCCTTACACAGATAATGCCTAATGTCACACAAACAATTACTAACTATTTAGGTGGTGTCTCTCGTCAACCTGATACAAAGAAAATACCGGGGCAAGTTATTGAAGCTCTTAATGCTTATCCAGACCCTACTTTTGGTTTAACAAAAAGACCTGGGTTTAAATTTATAACAAATTTAGGAAACGCAAATATCTATGACAATGCTAAATGGTTTTATATTCACAGAGATGGAGACGAGAAATATATAGGTTGTATTAAAGGTACAGCTATTTATATATGGAACGCCACTTCAGGTGTCCAAGCAACAGTTACATACACAAACAATGCTAATACTAATTATTTAACAGGAACCACTGCTAATGACTATGACGTATTAACTGTTCAAGATACCACTTTAATTACAAATAAAACAACTACTGTTACTACACAGTCACAGCCATCGTTTACAGCAAACACTATAGGTACAGTAAGACTTCGTGCTGTTACTGTAAGTACAATTTATGAAGTTACAGTTAATGGATCTACAGTAACTTATACCTCTGGAGGAACCCAAGCTACAGCCGATACTATATTAACTAATTTAAAAAGTAGTATTGATGCGCTAAATATATCTGGTCTGACTGTCACTAGATTAGATACTACTTTAGAACTATCTTCTTCCTCTGCATTTACTTTATCTGGTAAAGGTGGAACAGATAATGAAAGGCTTGAAACTTTTCAAGATCAAGTAGCAAACGTAACTCAGCTTCCTGACAGGTCTTTACAAGGCAGAGTGGTAAAAGTTTTAAATACTACGAGTAGTGATGATACATATTACGCTAGATTTATAGCTGATAATGGTACTTCTGGTAACGGTTACTGGGAAGAATATATTGCTCCCGGAGTATCACAGGGTCTAAATGACGCTACTATGCCTCATGAATTAGTTAATACAAATACTAATACTTTTATATTTAGGGCAGTTTCATACACTAACAGATTAGTTGGAGATGATACTACTAACTCACATCCAAGTTTTGTAGGAAAAAAGATACAACAAGCTTTCTTTCATAGCAGCCGATTAGGTTTCTTGGTTGATGATAATGTTTCATTAAGTCAGGCTAATGAGTTCTTTAACTTTTACCACGTATCAGCTAGAACACAAATAGCTTCTGACCCAGTTGATTTAAGTACTTCAAGTATTAGACCAACACTTTTAACAGGTGTCCTACCAACTGCACAGGGTTTAATTTTATTTAGTAAGAACCAGCAGTTCTTAATGTTTGCACCTAATGGTATATTCACACCAACTACAACTATTATTCGTGGTATCTCAAACTATGAGATGGACATTAATATCGATCCTGTAGATAACGGAAGTACTATAAATTTCTTAAGTAAAACTCCTGGTTACACACGTATCTATCAGATGCGTACAGCTGGACAAGAAATGAACCCAATAGTTTTAGACGTTGGAAGAGTTGTATCAGAATATATTCCAAGTACAATAACTGATTTAATTGCTAGTCCACAGAATAGCTTCATTGCTATGTGGGGTACAACTGCTTCTGATGTTTATTTCTATAGAACATATAGTAATGGTCAAGAAGAACTTATGCAGGCATGGTTTAAATGGAAACTACCCGGTAATGTTCAAACAATTGCTGTAGATTCTGATGTTATGTATGCAGTTACAATGCAGGGTGGTAAATATACTTTATGCAGTGCAAGTCTTAACCAGACTCCTGAAGAATCAATACTTGTAAACTCTAATGGGGATAAGATGAACCCCTGTGTAGATTTATATGCTACTGCTTCATCAGTTGTCTATGACGAAACAGATCCAATAAACCCTTTTAGTAAGTGTTATATACCGTTTGAAAATGAAAGTACATTAACTCCAGTTCTTGTAATTGGTAGTGATCAAAGTGCTTTGCAGAATCAAACTTATGTTGAATCTGGTTTTACTATTACACCTACAGTTGCTACAGATGGTACAGGAACTTATTACAAAGTACCTTTTAAAAATTTAACAAGTGTAGCTAACAAAGTCATTGTTGGTTTTAAATATACATTTGACGTAGAGTTACCAACTACTTATTACAGACTAGATCCTAACGGATTACAAACTGACTTCACAGCTAACTTAACTGTGGCAAGAATGAAGTTTTCTACGGGTTTGTCTGGAGTATTAAGTTTCAAATTAAAACGAAAAGGTGCTGTTGAATATAACGACGTACAGCCTATAGCACTAGCTAATTTCTATTTAGCTAATGATGTACCTTTGGCTGATCAAACAGTTGTAACAGTACCAATACATCAACGTAATACAAACTTTGAATTAAAAGTTTCAAGCGATTCTCCATTCCCTGTATCATTAGCCTCAATGATGTGGGAAGGATATTACTCACCACGTTTCTATAGGAGGGGATAAATGAGCAAGAGTGCGCAAAATAAAATGATTGATATGCAAAATGAAAACAGAGTAGCTCAATATGAGATGGATCTGGAGAATTATGCGTTCAATTATGGTTTAGTTAGAGAAACAGATGCTGATGGTAAGGTCATTCTTGATGAGAATGGTAATCCTAAATTTATAGAGACCTATGATCCTGATGGTACATTAGCTGGTAATCTTAATAATAAATTTGAGTACCAACAGCAATCATTAGAGTTAAGAAAAGAAGCAGATCAAACTCAAAGAGAGTATCAAGAGGAAACTGCTAACCAAAACTGGGAACAAGGCAAAAGCATGCAGCAGTTCCAGTGGGGTCAAGAAGATAGGATATTTAATAAGAATACAAAACAATATGAAGAACAGGTAGGTTTTAATGAACTTGAGTATCAAGATTCTTTAGCTAGAGAAAACCAAGTATTAGATGAAAGGTTTATTCAAGCAGCTTATCAAAATCAAGGTATTATTCAAGATTTGTATGAAGCTACAGGAAGCAAAGGTTTCGATAAAGCTAGAGCTAATTTAAATCTTGCAACTAGAGAAAATACTATTGGATATCAAAGAGATAAAAAACTTCTTAATGTAAACCAAACTAAAAAAAGTGCTGAATATTTGTCAGCTGGTAAACAGCTTGACATTTTAGAAGGTAGAGGTTCAGGTGAATATCAACAAGCTTCACAATATTTAGATCTTGCATCTAAAGAAGCTGAAAATAGATTTTCAAAAGCTCGTCTTAATTTAGATACAGCAACTCAAGTACAAGCATATAATTTTCAAAACGAAACTTTAAGAAGAGAAGCTAATAAAGCATCTTTAGATACTGCCAAACAAATTGAAGATCAGTCAATAAATGCACTAAGAGCAAGCGGTGAGGCACAACTTACACAAGCTGGTAGATCTCAAGGTAAAGCTGTTCAATCCATATTATCTGAATTAGGTCGGCAAGAAAATTATTTAGCTGAAGCTTTGATAAGAGGTCAAGACATGGCTGGTGCAAGAATGAAGCAAAATAAATTAAATTCATTAAACACCATACAAAAAGCAGCTCTTGCCGAACAGCAAATAAATTTCAGTACTATTGAAAACATTAATAAAGCAATGTTGAATGTGGATGAAATTAATCGTGCCATGAAAATGAGTGATGCCAAAGGACAGATAGGTCTCGATCAAATTCAACAGGGTGTTTTAGATACTGTTGACAATGCGAGTTTAGATATACGTCAATTAGAAACTGAATTATCTTCTGCTAAAGCTGATAATGCTTTAACTCTAGATAAATTAGATTTTGATCTAGATATGCTTGGTTCTAGATTTAAACTTAATCAAGACATATTGAAATCACAATTAGAAAGTGCTGTAAAAGCATCTGAAATGAATAAGAAAGATTTTTACAGATCTAAGAAACAAGCCGATATAAATGCAGAAGCAAGAAGAATGCTTGATCCTACAATAGGTAGAGATGAAATCAATTTAGATAAATTTAGACCAGTCGAATTACCAGAAGCGGTTTATCAAGATCCTATGGCTCCAGCTGTTGGACCTCCTCCAAAGATGGGTGCTATGCAATCTAGTCTTGGAATTGGAGACGTTTTGCCCGGAGCGGTACTTGGTGGTATAACCGCCGGTTTAGGTACATATGGTGCTTTATCAGGTGTAGGTGCTGCTGCTGCTGGACCTTGGGGTCTTGCAGTTGGCGTTGGTACTGGATTATTAGGACT